GCTTGGATTAGAACATCACAAGTATATGTTACAGTAGATGGAGAATTAAGATCTCCAGAAGAGGTTTATAAAAATATTAATAATACATGGAAAAGGGTTCTTTAAATGGCTAACGTAAAAATATCAGGATTACCTGCAGCCTCGGCAGTAGCTGATGCAAATGAATTTGAAATAAATGAAGCAGGTACTTCTAAAAAAGTAACTAGTTCTCAAATTGCAACTTATGTTGGTGATGAAATAGGAGCTCTTACTTCTTCAGATCTTGGTACAACAGTACAACCTTATGATATAGATACAGCTAAGTATGATGCAACAACAGCTAACTTTACAGGAACATTACAGAATGGTGGTAGTAATGTTGTCGTAGATACAGACATTGGTTCTACTGTCCAAGCTTATGATGCAGACACTGCTAAGTATGACGATACTACTGCAAACTTTACAGGCACTCTTCAAAACGGAGGATCTAATGTAGTTGTTGATAGTGATATTGGATCAACAGTACAGGGTTACGATGCAGATATTGCTAAATACGATGACACCACTGCTAACTTTACTGGAATCCTTCAACAAAACGGAACTAACGTTTTATTAGATTCTGATATAAATTCAACAGTTCAAGCATACGATGCAGATACCACAAAGAACGATGTATCAAATACATTTACTACTGACCAAAATATAACTGGGGTATTAAATTTACCTGCTACTACCACAGAGACACGTTCTATAGAAATAGGAAAAAATAGAACAGGCGATGGTTTTGCTTATTTAGATTTAATTGGTGATGCTACTTATAGTGATTATGGTGTAAGATTGATTCGTAATAATACTGGTGCTGATACTACAACAGATCTTATTCATAGAGGAACTGGTGCTTTAAGAATTACTGCTCAAGATGCAGGTTATGTTGATTTGAGAACTAATAATATTAGAAGATTATCTATTACTCCTAATGGTGGTTTTTCTACAGGTAATTCTGTTACTGCATACGGAACATCAGGTCAAGTATTAACATCTACTGGTGATGCTCCTCCAACATGGCAAGATGCTTCTGGTGGTGGTGGTGCTTGGGATGTTCTCAATGTCACAGATATTACTGCAAGTACGAACACTATTATTTGGGACTTTAGCACTTGGTCTAGTTACGAAACATTTAAGTTAATTTTTGCACAAGCGAAACCAAGTAATGATAATGCAGAGTTGATATTAGAGTGGGGTGATGATGGAGCAAGCTTTAGTTCAAATAGAGATGGCAATGAGTCCACAACATATAATGGCTTTGCTGGTGCATCTGTTACAGATGCACATGTCATTGCTCTTAATGTAGGCACTGCTGGAGGTGAAGAAGGAGTGCATGGAGAATTAACATTTATGGGATTTAATCAGTCAGGATTAAGAGGACATGTTTTTGGTCCATTAGCATTTGTTAATGGATCTGCTCAAGTTTTTTATATTTCACAATCAACATTAACAGATGCTGAAAACTCAATACGATTAAGCATGGGTACAGCAGCTAACGAAACAGTATACAATTTTGTAGATGGTACATTTACATTACTTGGATTAAAAACATCATAGGAATAATATATGGCAGAATATAAAATAGTTAATGGTGTCAAAATGGAATTAACACCAGAAGAGATGGCTAATAAATTAGAACAACAAGAGGACTGGGAAGCTAATAAAGAAATTTATCAGTTAGCAAAATTACGGCAACAAAGAAATAAGCTATTAGCTGAATCTGACTGGACTCAAATACCAGACTGCACTGTAGATCAAGCAGCTTGGGCAACATATCGACAAGCATTAAGAGACTTGCCAGAGAATACAGCAGATGTATTTAATCCAGTATATCCAACAAAACCTGAATAATTATGTCGTCAATTAAAGAAGTAGATCAAAGAATTTCATCACACGAACAACTGTGTGCAGAACGATACGCTAATATTCATGCTCGTATAGATAAGATAGAAGCAGTACTTAATAAATTACTTTGGACTATTATAATAGGGTTTGGTAGCATTATAGTTTCTATTGTTATTAATAAAGCAGAAGCAGTAGAAATATTATCAAAGTTTACTAATGTTATTTAAGTTAGTTAAACATATTACAAGGAGAATTAAAGATGTGGATAATCTATATACTCATAGTTATCTCGATACTCGTGGGCTACGAGCTTATCCGAAACCCAAGTTTAGAGTTAATAAAACTAGGTAAAGCTAAAACTATTAAATGGTTAAAAGGAGTCTTATCTAAATGGGAGTCTTAACTCATCTCATTCCGATCATCCTAGGATTTGTTGCTAAACTTTTAGCGATCAAATCAGCTCAAGCACATGAACAACAAAAGCTTATGCTTGAAAGCTTGGCTGCACGTTCAGAACAAATCAATTTGGCTAGAGAATCTGCACTCAAAGAGTCACCATTTGCAGCATGGAATAGACGTATATTAATCTTAGTTATTCTTGCATTAGTTGCAATTTATCCATTAGCAGGGGTCTTAGGAATTGAAACTGTAGTTAAGTCTACTTCAGAAGGATTTAACTTATTAGGTTTAATTAGCATAGGAGGTGGTGAAACATTTACAACATTAAAAGGTTTATATAAGTTTGATGAGATCTTCCAATGGGCTACTCTAATTGTAGAGTTTTACTTTGGTGGGCAGCTCGCTAAACCTAACTAGGAGTTTACATGGCAAAAGATCCAAGATTAGAACGAGCAGGAGTATCAGGTTTTAATAAACCTAAAAAGACTCCATCACATCCAACTAAGTCTCACGTTGTTGTAGCTAAAGAAGGTGATAAGGTAAAGCTTATTCGCTTTGGACAACAAGGTAAAAAAGGTGCAGGAGCTAATCCTACTACAGAAAAAGAAAAGAATAGACAGAAATCTTTTAAAGCAAGACATGCTAAGAACATAGCTAAAGGTAAAATGTCAGCAGCCTACTGGGCAGATAAAGTTAAATGGTAGCTACTAAAAAGAAAAGTACAGTTAACTCAGCAGGTAATTATACTAAACCTTCAATGCGTAAAACTTTATTTAATAAAATTAAAGCAGGAGGTAAAGGTGGTAAACCTGGACAGTGGTCAGCACGTAAAGCACAAATGTTGGCTAAACAATATAAAGAAAAAGGTGGAGGCTATAAGTAATGGCTTTAGCTAAATCACAAAAAAGTTTAAAGTCTTGGACTAAACAAAAGTGGAGAACCTCTGATGGTACTAAGAGTGAAGGAAAGAAAAGATACTTACCTGATGCAGCATGGAAAGCTTTAACCCCTGCTGAAAAGAAAGCGACTAACGCAGCTAAGGCTGCAGGTAATCGTAAAGGTAAACAGTTTGTATCACAACCAGATAGCATTAAAAAGAAAACAGCTAAATACAGAAAGAAATAAATGACTCAGATTGACCAAATCAGAGAAGCAGCAGAAGCAGATCTGCTGACTTTTATACGACTAGTAGCACCTCATTTAATGTTAGGAGCAATTCATGAAGAGTTAATCTCATGGTGGCAACGACAAGATGCTAAAGAAAACCAATTAGTTTTACTTCCTCGTGGACATATGAAGTCAAAACTAATAGCATACAGAACTGCGTGGTGGATTACTAAACATCCTGAAACTACAATATTATATGTTTCAGCTACAGCAGACTTAGCAGAGAAACAACTTTATGCTATTAAACAAATTATAGATTCAGAGATATATAGAAGATACTGGAAAGATATGATTCATCCAGAAGAAGGTAAACGTGAAAAATGGGCAGTGGCTGAGATTGCAGTCGATCACCCACAAAGAAAACTGGAAGGAATTAGAGATGCTACTTGTAAAGCTGTTGGGCTTACTAGTAATACTACTGGCTTCCATGCTGACGTTGTTGTTCTTGACGACATCGTTGTTCCAGGTAATGCTTATACTGAAGAAGGACGAAGTAAAGTTGGGGCAGCATACTCTCAACTGGCTTCCATTGAAAATCCTGGTGCCTTTGAGTGGGTTGTTGGTACTCGTTATCATCCTAGAGATATTTATGATACAATGGTTAACATGAAAGAAAGTATCTATAATGACAATGGTGATTTAGAAACAGAAGAAAATGTTTATGAGTTATTTCAAAAAGTAGTAGAAACTAATGGTGAGTTTCTTTGGGCTAAACAAAAAAGATCTGATGGTAAATCATTTGGTTTTGATGCTAAAGAGTTAGCAAGAATTAAAGCTAAGTATGTAGACATTACTCAGTTCTATGCTCAGTATTATAATGATCCTAATAATTCAGAAGCAGCTACTATATCTTTAGATAACTTTCAATACTATGATCGAGCTGTATTACAAAATAGAGAAGGTGATTGGTACGTTAGAGATCGTAAGTTAAATATATTTGCAGCAATCGACTTTGCTTTCTCATTACGTAAATATGCAGATAGTACTGCTCTTGTAACTGTAGGGGTAGATCATCAAGGTAACTATTATGTATTAGATATAGATAGATTTAAAACAGATCGTATTGTAGATTACTATGATCACATTCTTAGAGCTTGGGAGAAATGGGGTTTTAGAAAACTACGAGCAGAGATTACAGTAGCCCAACAAACTATTGTAAAAGAACTTAAAGATAGTTATCTTAAACCTAATGGAATACCATTAGTCATTGATGAGTTTAGACCTACAAGATACTTAGGAGATAAAAAACAACGTATAGGTGCTTTACTAGAACCTAAGTATCATAATAATCAAATATGGCATTACAAAGGTGGTAATTGTCAAGTGCTTGAAGAAGAGTTATCTCAGGTACATCCACCTCACGATGACGTTAAAGATGCACTAGCAAACGCTGTAGCTATCTCTGTGATACCAAGACAAAGATCTAATGGTGTAAGTATGATGTCTTCTAATGTTTTAACACACTCTCGTTTTGGGGGAGTAACTTACTAAGGAAATAATATGGCAGGTAAAGTAGCACAATTTGAAAAGGCAGTTAATGCAGACACTCTAGCTAGAAACCTTGCAGGTTTATATAACCAGTGGTGGATTCAAAGAGAAAAAAAAGAAGCTGAGTGGAGAGAAATAAGAAATTATTTATTTGCTACTGATACTTCTACTACATCTAATTCATCTTTACCTTGGAAAAATAAAACAACTCTTCCTAAGTTAACACAGATTAGAGATAACTTACATGCTAACTACATGGATGCTTTATTCCCTAATGATGACTGGATGAAATGGGAAGGAGCTTCTCTTGAAGATACCTATGCTGCTAAGCGTAAAGCTATTGAAGCTTATCTTAAAACTAAAATTAAAGAGTCTGGCTTTAGAGAAACTATATCTCAACTTTTAGCAGATTATATTGATTATGGTAATTGTTTTGCAGAAGTAGTTTATGTTAATGAACAACATGAAGATCCTATTACTGAAGAAGTTATTACAACTTACAATGGTCCTAAGCTAGTACGTATATCACCATTTGATATTATATTTAATCCTACAGCTCCTTCATTTGCAGACTCTCCTAAATTTACTAGATATGTTAAGTCTATTGGAGAACTTAAGATTGATATGGAAGAGAAGCCTGACTTAGGTTATGATGAAGCAGCTTTTAATAAAGCTATGGAAATTAGAAATTCTTTATCACAATTTAAACAAGAAGATATTAATAAAGCTGAAGGATATATTGCAGATGGCTTTGGAACTTTACAAGAATACTATCAATCAGGTTATGTAGAGATATTAGAATTTGAAGGAGACTTCTACGATACTGTTAAAGGTGAACTACATAGAAATAAAATTATTACTATCTTAGATAGAAACTATGTATTACGAGTTAAAGATAATCCATCTTACTTAGGTAAAGATAATAAACATCATGTAGCTTGGAGAAAGAGACCTGATAATCTTTATGGTATGGGTCCTCTAGATAACTTAGTAGGTTTACAATATCGTATTGATCATTTAGAGAATCTTAAAGCTGATGCTTTAGATCTCACTATACATCCCCCTCTTAAAATTGTAGGTGATGTAGAACCATTTACTTGGGGACCAGAAGCAGTTATTCATATTCCAGAAGATGGTGATGTTACTGCATTACCACCTAACCCTGCAGCTTTCCAAGTTAATAATGAGATTGCAGCTTTACTAGCTCTTATGGAAGAAATGGCAGGAGCTCCTAAAGAAGCTATGGGATTTAGAACACCTGGTGAGAAGACAGCATTTGAAGTACAACAGTTACAGAATGCAGCCTCTCGTATATTCCAGAACAAGATTAATCAATTTGAAATTGAGTTCTTAGAACCAATCTTAAATACAATGCTTGAAGTAGCTAGACGTAATATGGATCTACCACAAATTGCTAAAGTAATGGATGATGACTATGGAGTATCAGACTTTATATCTATCACTAAAGAAGACCTATCAGCTCGTGGTAAGCTACGTCCTATAGGTGCTAGACACTATGCTGCTAGAGCACAACTAATGCAGAATATGATTGGTATGTTTAACAGTCCTATTGGACAGGTTATTGCTCCTCATATCTCTGCAAAACGTCTTGCTAATATGGTTGAAGAGTATATGGGCTTTGAGAAGTATGACTTCATTAAAGACAATGCAGCTATGTTTGAACAAGCTGAAGCTCAGAAACTAGCACAGCAAGTACAACAAGATTTGCAGGAACAGCAGATGATGCCTTCAATGGAGTCTCAGATGTTAGATATGCAATTACAAGAAGAAACCTCTATGCTTCCTCCTGAGGAAATGTAAAGATACTTCTTGACTTTTTTAATAAATTATGGTATAATATTTATATAAATATGGATTTAAAAACAGATAAAGGCAAAAGCCTCTCAAAGGCTGAAGCCTTAAAAGAAATAAAAACTTACTGTGAAGAACAAATAAGTTTATCTCAAAGAAAATCATTAGATGAAAGTACATTTGAAAAACCTGCTTGGTCCGAGTACCAAGCGTATCAATTAGGAATTCAAAAAGCTTTCAACAAACTATATAATCTTATTCCTGACCAAGGAGAATAATAATGGCAGAAGAAACAATAATTAAACAACAAGATCAATCTGTTGAGTCAACTACCCAAGAGACTCAGCAACAAGATACCCAAGCTAAACCATTTGAGATTCCGACAGAAGCTCAAGAATTGGTAGGTGAAGGTAAGAAGTACTCAAGTGCAGAAGAAGCTTTAAGATCTGTACCTCATGCTCAACAGCATATCAAAACCTTAGAGGAAGAGATGGCTGAGTTGAAAGAGGAATTATCTAAGCGTAAAACTACACAAGAGCTTCTAGATGAAATAAAGTCTGGAGGACTACCTGTAGGGAACACCACCCAGGAGGTTGGACTGAACCAAGATAACGTAATGGAATTGGTTAATCAAACTCTTCAGCAAAGAGAATTACAAACTAAAGCTAAACAAAATGCTTCTCAGGTAGCTAATACCTTTAATGATAAGTATGGTGAACAAGCTGAAAAAGTTTATAATACTCTAGCTAAAGACTTAAACCTTTCTGTACAACAATTAAACGATCTTGCTACAAGATCTCCAAACGTTGTGTTAAAATTAGCAGGCTTTGATGCGAAAGCTCAAGCTTCTAATGTAGTTAAACCAACAAGCTCTGTTAATACAGAAGCTCTAGGTCAAGTTAGAACACAGCAAACTGAGTCTGCACGAGTACCTAAAGGTGCTAGTACTAAAGATTTAGTTAATGCTTGGAGAGCTGCAGGCGAGAAAATTAAAAAACAATCTTAATTTAAGGATAAATTATGGCACAATTAACTACAAATACAAATGCGTTTATTGAATCGCAACAGTATTCACAGTTCATCCTTGAAAACTTACATGACTATCTACTACCAGAAGGTATGTGGAGAGACGTAACAGACTTCGGTTCAGGCACAACTCTTAACATTAAAACTGTAGGTACTGTAAGTATTCAAGATGCTGCTGAGGATACACCTTTAACATTCTCACCTATCGACACAGGTACATTAACTCTTTCTATTACTGACTATGTTGGTGATGCTTGGAAAGTTTCTGATGATCTTCGTGAAGATGGTTCACAAGTAGACACTCTAATGGCTATGAGAGCTATGGAATCTACACGAGCTCTTGGTGAAAACCACGAAACTAAATTCTTAAGCGTTGCTAACGCAGCTCAAACTGCAGCAGGTCTTAACTTAGTTAATGGTCGTCCACACAGATGGGTTGGCTCTGCAGCCTCTAATGCACGTACATTAACATTAGATGATTTCATTTCAATGAAATTAGCTTTTGATAAAGCTAACGTACCTGCAGGTGGACGTATTGCTATCGTTGATCCAGTTGTTGAAGCTACTTTAAATAGCTTACAAAACTTAGTTAACGTTTCAAATAACCCAATGTTTGAAGGTATGGTAACAGAAGGATTTGCTCGTGACCACAAATTTGTACGTAACATCTTTGGTTTCGATGTATACACTTCTAACTTCCTACCATCATTAACAGCTACAGAAGCAATCAATGCTACAAGCTATGGCTTGACATCTGAAACTGCTGCTGTTGGTGATAAAGCAAACATCTTTATGTGTGTGGCTGACGATACATGTAAGCCAATTATGCACGCATGGAGACGAGCTCCTCAAACAGAAGGATGGAGAGACAACGAAGAACGTGCAGATAAGTTCCAAGTAACTTCACGTTTTGGTTTAGGTGCTCAACGTGTTGACACATTGGGTGTAATTTTAACTCATCCATCTAACTACTAAGGAGACCAGTAATGACTTACGAAAGTAATACAGGTTTAGGTGTACTAAACCACTATGGTCCTAGAGAGACTAACGGAAAGTATGGTGCTGCTACAGCAGGTACTGGTATCGTTAAAAGAGCTCAATGGGAATTTTCATACAATGATCTTCCTGATGCTGCAACAAATGGTTTAGGTTTTGTTATTCCTGCAGGTGCTATAATTAAATCTGCAGTGTTATACGTAGACCAAGCTTGGACTTCTACATCAGGTACTACAGATCTTACTGTTGGCTTACAAGAAGCTGATGGTACAGAAATCGATAACGATGGCTTAATTGATGCAACAGATGCTACTCAAACAGCTATCGCTACTGAAGGTAATGTTGTTAATGGTGGTGGTGCTTTAGTTGGTGCTACTATCGGTTCTGCAGCAGGTGAACTTGTTGTTGCAGGTACTGACACAGACCTTACAGCAGGTAAAGCTCGTGTCGTAGTTGAATACGTATACGATAAAGACTAATAGGTATGGGGACTTAGGTCCCCTCCTATTTTATTTTAGGAAAATATAAATGGCAGTTCAACATAATACAATTACAGATCCAGACATTCATGAGCCTAAAGGTATTTCTACAGCCTCAGTAGATCAGGTTTATATTGCTAATGGTGAGGGTTCAGGAGCATGGACAAGTATATCAGAATTAAACTATACAGGATGGTCTTTATTTGAAGATACTGCTTATACAGATGATACTGCTGTATATTTAGCAGTAAGTACAACTCCTGTAACAATAACAAATAACAAACTAGGCACAGCTACAGACGAAACACAAGCTCCTCTAGATGCAGATACTACTTTATTTAACGCTTCAACAAGTAATCTTCAATTAGTAAATGCAGGTGATTTATACTCAACACAATTATCATTTACTATTCATTCTATATCAGGAACTCCTGCTGAAATATTATTACAATTACAATATACTGATACATCAGACGAAGAAAATCCAGTTGATGTTGTTGTAGCTCAAAAATCAGAAGTTTATTCAACAGCAGGACAACATGTATGTTGTTTAAATATGCTTCCTGCTACTGCAGATTTAATTCTTTATGGTGGTAAAATTAAACTATCTACTGATGATGGTACTATTAACCTTAAAGATCTTAAATTACTTATAACAAGAATACACAAGGCTAGATAATTATGGCTAAACAAACACTACTTGATATGGTTAAAGATGTTCTTTCAGACATGGATGCTGATGATGTAAACTCTATAAC